GCTGAAAGACTTGGTAAAATTGCAGAAAAATTAAGAATAAATGTTTTGTATTTTTACAATAATTACAGACCTAACTTTCAGGTAATAGAAAATGATAGTAAAAGTAATAGTTGACAAAATATTTTTAGGAAAGGTAAGTGTAAGAGATTACATTTATAAAAAAGCATTAAGAAATAAATGCTCTTTAGCCATTACTCATGGCAAAGAATTTATGATTATACCTTATGCTAACCTTAAAAAAGCAAGGCAAATAACCAAGCAAAGTTTTACATCAAAGTTTAATGGTAAGGAATATAAGCTTATTGACTTTGACTGGAAACCTTGGACACCACCAAACCCTAACCAAGAAAGGCTAATATGATATACATAGATAAATATGAAATAAAAAAAATAGATAAAAAAGGAAAGGTAAAATTTGAGGCTAAATCTGATGAAGGCTTGGCATCAAAATGTTTTATGAGATTGCTAGATGATATGGAAGATGGTATATGTCATTATGGTGGAGTAAATTGTGAAGTAAAAATAACATTTAAGGAACTATAATGGCAACACAAGATGATGAAGTAATAATAGATAGTAAAACAGAAGAACGATATTTTTCAAGATCAAAAAATCAATGGATGTATGTGTCTGATATGACAGACGTTCATGTTAGAAGAGCATTCAAAAGATTATTAAAAATGATCAGATTAGGTGAACTTGTAGAAACAGAAGATATGCAAAACACATCTGATAATAAACTAAAGGATATAAGTTCTGAGTGTGAGGCGATTAAAAAACATGCCGAAAAAATCCAAGAAAAAATCTCGTAAGAGAAAAGTAAATGGATATTATTTTGATGGCAAGAAATTAATACTTTTGTATGAAGAAAAAAGATAAAAAAAGATTTGATACGTTACGTCAAATAGGTTGTATCGCCTGTGGTAGAAATGAACCTGTAATACATCATATAAGAAACAAGACAGGTTTATCGTTAAAACCTAACCACGAAGATACAATCCCATTGTGTCCAATTCATCACAATATGGGTAATGAGTCAATACATTTGAATAAATCGGTTTTCGAGAAAAAGTTCGGTACAGAAAAACAATTACTCGAAGAAACAAATGCTAAAATACAACAACTAGAAAAGGAGCAATTATTTTATGTCGGAAAAGGTAGTAACTAAGTTTCATGCTATGCAACTATTTACAGATACGTTTATTGCAGAAACAGTACATTTAACAAACAATCAATTAGGAATATACACAAGGCTTTTAAACTTTCATTGGACTAAAAATGCAAAGCCATTCAATACGATAGATGCATACACAATTTGTCAATGTAGAAATGAAGACTGTGAAAGAGAAGTAGATGATATTCTTCAAGAATTTTTTATTTTAAAAGATAAAGAAAAAGAATTGTGGGTCAATAAAAGAGTAGTTGAGGAACATCAATATCTTACAGATAAGTACGCAAAAAGATCAAGGGCTGGAAAGCTAGGTGCGATTGCCAAACATTCTGCTAATGGCAAAACGATGGCTCCTATACCTAATCCTAATCCTAAACCTAATAAATATAATTACTGCGATTCCTTTGAAGAATTATGGGATAAACTAGATATACGTAGAGGTGCAAAGTTCAGTGCCCATAAAGAATTTGTTAAAATCGAAAGTGAAAGGTGGGATAAAGATAAAGACTACATTGTTAAAGAACTTACCATAGATAAATTAGCAGAGATTTATAACAAACAGATGAAAGATGTAGATGTCAAATTTGTGCCACATTTCAGTACTTGGTTACATCAGCGAAGATGGGAAATAGACGAGAAAGATGAAAGAAAAAGCGATTCAGCTACCATTATTGAGAAAATGACTAGGCTTGGCTTTGTTTTCACTCACTCTGAGGACAGATTTAACTACTTCAAAAAAGATAATAAACAATATAAGATAGATCGGTATGACAAAGAACATATGATACTAGATGCTTAAAGCAATATTACGTATTTTTAAATATGCAAGACGTAGAATAATAGCCTTGTCTGTTGAAAATGCTAGACTTAAAGCAAGACTAGAAATATATCAAGCGATTGTTGATGCCGATTATGAGAAAAAACACTAAAGTTAGAAAAAAACATAAATATAAGCATGTTATACTTGATAAAAAAAAATACTATTTTTACATTATTAAGTGGCATGATATACTTGGCGACAGTGGTCATCACGATAAAAAATCTTTACAGAATATGGAACCAGCTAAAATGGTAACACAAGGATATATCTTTCATAAAGACAATCAGAAAGTAATATCTTTTGCAAGTTATGATGAAGATCAAACAACTTTTAGCGATGTAAATACATTTCCTAGAGGGTGTGTAAAATCAATGAAAAAGGTAGAACTATGATAAAAATGGAAGAAGTAGATATAGACTTAATAAAGCCGTACAAAAACAATCCAAGAGAAATATCAGCAGAGGCAGTACAAAAAGTTATGAAATCAATAAAAGAGTTTGGATATAATCAGCCTATTGTTGTTGACAAAGATCATGTCATACTTGCTGGTCATACAAGATGGAAAGCAATGAAACAACTTGGCAAAAAAAAGGCAAACATCATCATTAGAGATTTAACTAAAGAACAAGCAGTAGCTTATAGAATTATGGACAATAGATCAGGTGAAGAGTCTAAATGGCAAAACAAACTATTAGCAGAAGAGTTAAATGTATTACAAGATAAATCATTTGATTTAGACTTAACAGGTTTTAATGCAACAGAGTTAGAAAACTTAGCTAATGACAAAGAGTTAGGATTTATACAAAATGCAAAAGAACTAAAAGAAAACTTAAATGTAGAATTTCCTGATAATATGCAAGTTACCCATGTCAAAATGGTGCAATTATTTTTAAATACTGAAACAGAGAAAGATTTTAAGATATGGTGTACAGAATTGCAAAAACAATTAAAAACTGATAATCTTACAGACACAGTATATGAAGTAATTAAAAATGCATACAATAACTCTAAAACCTAAATATTCAGATCAAGAAATAAAAAAGCTAGAGGGCTATTTTATACAAGATCATCATTACGATAAAATCATAGACTATGATTGTGATGGCTATAAAGAAGATGGTACACCACTATTTTTTTTTAGAAAAAATGTAATACCAGCATCTATATGTGAAGAGGCATACAAGAATTTAAGAACTGCAACTGCTAAAGGTGGTAATAGAGGTTCTGCTGGAGGAGTACCACCTGATCGTAAAAATACAAACACAATGAATTTAAAATACGATAAAGATGGAGAGTTAGTGCCTGAGAAAACAACTGGTAAAACAAGAGGATTTAAGATTAAAAAAGATGGAACTATATCACGTTTTCATAGTGCATTTCAACAAGTAGATAGTGGAATTGCTGGATACTTTGATAGACAAGTTAGGTTTCCATATTGCAGACAAACTATGTTTAATGAAAAGAAATTTGACAAATTTAAAAAAGGTTATCCTTACATAAAATATATATCTGATTTATTTAAGGAAGTTGCACCTGAAAGATATAAAGCACAAGAAGATATGATTAAAAAAACAAGCAATGATTTTTATATAAAAGGCACAGTCTTTACTACGATAACAATAAACAAAAACTTTAGAACTGCTATACATACTGATAAAGGTGATTTACCTGAGGGCTTTGGTAATCTCGGAGTATTACAAGCTGGTAACTACGAGGGTGGTTATACAGTTTTTCCTAAATATGGAGTAGGCTTTGATGTTAGAAGTGGTGATGTTTGTTTTATGGACGTACACGAATTTCATGGCAATACAGAAATAAAAGCTAAAGGTAAATACGAAAGAATTAGTGTAGTATGCTATTACAGAAAAAATATGATTAATTGTAAAACTGCAATAGAGGAACAAGAAATTGCAAAGAGGCTAATAGACAGAAAGGGCTTAAACGCATAAATGTGTGGAATAATCGGTTTTAAATCAGACAAAGAATTTTTAGATATGAAAGAGGTACAAGGCTTTCTTTTACAATCTAAAATTAGAGGACAACATGCAACTGGTATTGCTTGGGTAGAAGATAAAAAATTAAGATATAAAATAGTGCCAGACCCAGCAACAGATTTAGAAATACCTAAAATAAAAACAAAAGTATTAATAGGACATTGTAGGTATAGCACCTCAAGTTTAGAATACAATCAACCAATAGTTTACGATAATATGGCAGTTGTCCATAATGGGGTTATTTCACAAGCAGACCCTAAAACATGGGAAAAGAAATATGGATTAAAATGTAAAGGTAAAAACGACTCTGAATTAATCCTTAGACAAATGTTGAGAAACGAACACCCATACGATTTAGGTGGCAGTATAGCTTGTATAGTTTTAGATAATAGAGCAACGAAGCCCACATTGTACTGGTTTAGAAACGAATACAGACCATTGTATCAATTTGGGTCATCACCATTGGTAATAGCTAGTACTAAAGATATATTTAGTAGGATGGGCTATGAAGAACCACAATTAGTAGGGTGTTTAAGTACAAATTGGACAAAATTAAGTAAAGGTGTAATCGAGTCTTGGGTTAAAAATACAAAAGTAGATGATTTGCAACAATATACAATCTGAAGAAATATTACCTTTAACTCAAATCAATATGAGTCATAGGAATACTAAGTTTTTAAAACAAGCACATAATCTTTGGTTTAGATTTAAAAATTATGAAAAACACCCAGCATTTGCATTAAAGGAAAATGACAAAATTGTGGCAGTAATATTTGCTACCACTAGTGAAAGAACTAAATATATAAATTTGTATGAGATAGTTACAATAGCTGGTGAGGAAAAGAAAGGGTATGCTAGTAAAGTTTGGTCTGAGTTTATAGCATATTGGTACGATAAAGGTATGAAACGTATCAAACTATCTTGTACACCTAGTAGTGTTACTTGGCATGTCCGAAATGGGTTAGTTTTTTGGTCAGTAGATAAACAGGGTAGTCTTAGGTCTGATCAACCTCTTATGAGAACAAGAGAGGAGCAAGTTGAGTTAAGAAAACAAGCCCTGAATAAACCTGAATTGGTCATACCTGATTACAACACAAGACAAAAGTTATTGTTAGAAGATATAGAAACATTACACTTATCACAAAAAAAACTAGCAATCGTATTTGACACTATTGAAAAAGTAAGAGCCTATTGGTTTAGAAGATATTTGTATGGATTATAGATTAAAAGAAAATAGATTTAAGGCATTTTTAAGATGGTATGCTTGGTCATTAAAATACAAAGATTGCGACCCACCTATATGGATGTTAAATTATTTGTTTGATAGATTTGAACATAACGTAGAACAAAAGCTATGGATTGCTTGGATATATGGAACTACCTACCATTTGCCTACTGCTTGGATAATATGGAATGAATTTCCAGACTTTGAACTAGTTGATAGTAAAAGATTAAAAGATTGGAATGATAAAAACTATCATAGGCTACGTTATCAAACAGATACAAAATACAATAAAGGCTACTTGCCACAACAATTTGAAAGTTACAAGGAATGGATAGGTAAAAACAATCAAAGGTCAAAGTTTAGACAATTTAACAGTTTTGATAATCTGTGGCATAGCATTAAAAACAATTTATACAAATTTGGTAGGTATTCTACTTGGTTTTATATGCAAACATTACACGAGTGCTGTGGTCTTAATTTTGTACCTGATAACTTAAAACTAGACGACTATGGTGGAAGTAAATCACACAGAAATGGTTTGTGTTATGCAGTAGGTAAAGATGAGTGGATAAATGCCAAGTTAAATCAATCACAAATAGAATTTTTAGAGACAAAAGCTAAACAAATATCGAACATTATGAGTACACGTTATAGGCTTAAAAATAATCCATATAAACTAGAAACTGCACTATGTTCATTTAAAAAAATCTTTAGAGTAAAACAAGGTAGATATTTGGGATATTACTTAGACCGACAAGCTATGGAAATTTCTATGGTTGAAAAAGATGGTTGGAATGGTATAGATTGGTATGTATTTTGGCAAGGAAGAAACGAACTATTGCATACTACATTGAGTAGCAACATAGTGATAAAACCCCAGATGTATTCACAATTTTTAAATACAGGTAATTTTAACAGACAATTATGAAATGTTTAGCCATAGGTGGTGAACCAGCAACAGGTAAAACTACACTAGTTAAATGGATGTATCCTAATTTTAGGACTAACTTTGAGTTTGGTTTATTAAAAGGTCATCTTGATGAAAGAACAAGCACAAGTCTGTTAGGTCTATATCATACTGATAACAAGTTTTGTGGAACTGACAGACTATCTATGGGTGTCAATCCTGATTTCTTAAAATTTGTAGATGATTGTAAGGATAGAAGAAACATAGTATTTGAGGGTGATAGACTATTTACAAAAAACAATCTGTTATATTTACAACGATATTACGAATTGAAGATAATCATATTAAAAGGTGCACCTGACACTATTGCAAAGAGACATATAGATAGGAAAGACAATCAAAGTGCTACATTTATCAAAGGTAGGCAGACAAAGGTCAAGAATATTGAGAACCATTTTAAAGATATAGTTGATGTTTATTTCCCAGTAAATTTGCAAGAAAGCGAGAAATTAGGTAAAATACTCTACGAATGGGTATCAAAGTAAAAAAGGACAAAACTATGGCAAGACCAATGAAAGTAGTAGATGTAGAGACTATTAAAAAACTCGCACAAATGCATGCTACATTTGATGAAATAGCAGAATTTTGTGGTGTATCTACTAAGACTTTACAACGTCATTATGTCCACCATATAAAAAAGGGGAGAGAACTGGGCAAAATAAGTTTGAGACGTGCTCAGTTTGAGAAAGCATTGTCAGGAAATGTAGTAATGCAGATATGGTTAGGTAAGCAACATCTAGGTCAAACAGAGAAAATAGAACAGACAAATAGGAACGAGCCTCTACCATTAGAGATTGTATCGGAAGATGGCAAAAAGAAAGGGTAACGTCTTTGGTCAAACTGTTGTCTATGAGAGAACGTACAAAGGTACTTCGATTGGCAGACGTCCTAACACTTCTACAATGAACAAAAATCGTAGAAGAAATTTTAAAAAATATCGTGGACAGGGCAGATGAAAAGATCAAATTTTTATCCAAATGGTGAGTTTATTCCTTTTAAGATGCCACAGGATTTTAGACCATCACAAGGTAAAGGTAGTTGT